AGTTGGCAGAAGATTATGAGGGACGTGCACTAATGGCTGGGCTTAGCATCTTGCGGGTAGTAAGCAACGAGCAACTTGACCGTGATGAAAAGAACCGCATGGATGCGGAGCTTGAGGCGCGTCAGCAAGACTCTGTAATGCTTGGGCTTGCTTCCCACCTTAAAGAGTGCTGGGATGCTGCACGTATTTCTAAACAACCTATTGAATACATTATGCTTCGGGCCATGCGGCAGCGCAATGGTGAGTATGAAGCAGACAAGCTCAAAGCTATTCGCCAGCAGGGCGGCTCTGAAGTTTTTATGATGCTGACTGAGATCAAGTGTCGCGCAGCTGAGAGCTGGCTGCGTGATATTCTGCTTGACACAGGTACTCCCCCTTGGGATTTGCAGGCTACCCCAATCCCTGATCTTTCGCCGGAACAGGCTGCTGATTTGCAGGATGCGTTTGCTGAAGAAGCCATGAAGATAATTCAGGCTACAGGTGAGGCACCGTCCAAGTCGCAGATGCTGGAATTGCGTGAAATGGTGGGGCAGGAGTATCGCTTCCGTCTGCTGCAAGCTGCGTCTAATCGTGCTGACAAGATGAAGCTGAAGATCGAGGATCAGTTCGCTCAAGGTGGTTGGGCTGATGCGTTCAATGAGTTCATCACTGATCTCGTTACGTTCCCTTGCGCTTTCGTTAAAGGTCCAGTAGTGCGCCGTCAACGTCACCTCGTGTACACACGTGGTCCTGACGGTAAGACAATGGTTGAGCCAGCCGAACGGCTTGCACCTGAGTTTGAGCGCGTTAACCCGTTTAACATTTACCCTGAGCCGGGCATCACTCGTGTTCAGGACGGCTATCTCTTTGAGCATCACAAGCTGACACGTATGGCATTGGCTGATCTTATTGGTGCGCCGGGTTATGACGATCAGGCTATCCGTAAGGTATTGAGCATTGGCCCTAGCCAGTCTTGGGTTACTGATACCACCTTCATGGAGCGTGAGCAGGAAGAACGTAAGTACCGTACCGAGATGCGGCCTACGGAAATGTTCGATGCGCTTGAGTTCTGGGGTAAAGTCAGCGGTAAAATGCTGATTGAGTGGGGTTTGACCGAGGAAGAAATCCCTGATGATGCCCGTGAGTATGACGTAAACGTGTGGTTGGTGGGTAATTATATCATCAAAGCCATCCTGAATTACGATCCTCTGGGTGAAAAACCCTACGCAAAAACCTCGTTTATTAAGTCTCCCGGTGCGTTTTGGGGTCGTTCTATCCCTGAAATCATTGAGGATTTGCAGAGTATTTGTAACGCTGCAGCCCGTGCGCTGGTTAATAACATGGGTATTGCATCAGGTCCGCAGGTCGAAGTTAACCTTGAGCGTATTCCTCCTAACGAGGATATCACGCAGATGCACCCATGGAAGATTTGGCAGGTTCTTAATGACCCTCTCGGATCGTCTGCTCCTGCTGTGCGGTTCAACCAGCCCAATGATAACTCAACTACATTGATGGGTGTGTATGAGAAGTTCAGCCGCATGGCTGACGATCACTCAGGTATCCCTGCTTATATCTATGGCGACACGAATGTACAGGGCGCGGGCCGTACGTCCTCTGGTTTGTCCATGCTTATGGGTGCGGCAGGTAAGGGTATCCGTCAGGTAGTCATGCACATCGACAATGATATCACGAAACCTATTGTGTACCGCCAGTTTGTGTACAACATGCGCTATGATGCTGACGAAGAAATCAAAGGTGATCTGCAGGTCTTGCCACGTGGCGCAACTAACCTTGCTGTTCGTGAGACTGTTAACGTGCGCCGTGTCGAGTTCCTCAATGCTACGGGTAACGAGATCGACATGAGCATCATCGGTACCGACGGTCGTGCGGCTATCCTCCGTGAAGTTGCTAAGGGTCTGCAGATGCCTGTTGATGAGATCGTGCCTAGCCGTGACAAGCTGGCGTACACAACACAGGTTAAACAACTTGCGCAACAGCAACAGGCGCAGCAACAGCCACAACAACCGCAACAGCAGCCTGCTGCAGCAATGACAGATCAGGCTGGTAATCCTGCTGGCGGGCAGAACCTTGTAAGCAATAAACAGACAGGCGCGGCATGATTCGCCCAGATGAAAGAGAGTTTGCTGCAATCACTAATGTAGCAAAACACAATCCAGAGTTTCTCCAGTGGCTATCTAACTGGAGCAATCACGAGCTTCGACAGCTACCAAATGTTTCAAGTTCTGCTGTTCAACTTGCACAAGGTCGCTGTCAGGTCTTGACAGAACTACATAAACTATTACAAGATAGTATTGATTCAAAGGCACAACCCCACCGGGGTAGCCAATCCTAACCAACGCATACCGAGAAGGAGCGTTCAATATGACCGTACCAGAGCAAGTTCGTAGACAGTCTGAGGCCGTAGCTAAGCTGTATGAAGAACTTAACACCGACGATAACTCTACTAATACGGTAGACGAAGCGGGTGATAAGTCTGAACAGGAAACGCAAGCCGACAGTGTAGACATACTTGCAACTGAGCCAGTGCTTAACGAGCAAAAGCAATCTGGCACCGGGTCAAACGAAACGGCTGACCAGAGATATCGTACTCTGCAAGGCATGTACAACGCTGATACAGGCCGTCTTCGGATGGAGAATCAGCAGTTGAACAATAGACTAACGCAACTAGAGCAGTTGCTGTCTAACATGTCGAACCAAGCGGCAAACTCACAAGTCCCGCAGACGTTTGATAAACTTGTGACTGATAAAGACGTTGAAGAATACGGCGACTCTATTGACGTTATGCGTCGCGTAACGAAGGAAGAAAACTCGGCAGCTATGCGCCGTGTCGCTGAACTGGAGCAAATGGTTCGCCAGATGCAGACTAGTATTGTTCCTCGTGTCGAGCAGGTCGCACATAGACAGGCAGTATCTGCTGAGCAAGTCTTCTGGTCGGACTTGACCGCACTCGTTCCTGATTGGCGCGATATCAATGCGGATCAAAACTTCCAAGGGTGGCTCATGAGTGTGGACCCATTGACTGGTTCTACTCGTCAGACCTACCTCGAAGATGCTCAGCGTAATCTGGACTCTAGGCGCGTAGCTACGTTTTTTGCGACTTGGCAGCATCTATCCGGTCAAGCTGTTGCTCAACCACCTCGGCACGCACCAGCGTCCGAACTTGATAAACAGGTAGCTCCCGGTCGTAGTCGCGGAGGCGGCGCACCAACAGGAGAATCTAAAACGTATTCGCCACAGGACATTGCTAAGTTCTTTGCTGATGTACGTAAAGGTGTTTAATGGAGACTACAAATGGCATACCCTACCGCCGCTGGTCGCCCAAATTACTCCGGGAACTTCATTCCTGAGATTTGGTCCGGCAAACTGATTGAGAACTTCTACGATGCAACCGTGCTGGCTGCTATCTCCAACACTGACTACGAAGGTGAAATTCGTAGCCAAGGTGATACTGTCAACATCCGTACCCAGCCAAACATCACCATCCGTGATTATGTCAAGGGTCAGAACCTCGTCGTGGAAAACCCCGATAAGCCGAAGCTGCAGTTGTTGATCGACAAGGGCGAGTACTTCGCTTGCGTTGAAGACGACATTGATAAAGTCCAGTCGGACATCAAGCTGATGGATGCTTGGTCCAAGGATGCCTCTGAGCAGATGAAGATTAAGATCGACCAGCGCGTCCTCACCGACATGCTGCCAGAAATTTCTGCACTGAACAAAGGTACCGCCGCTGGTCGTATCTCTGGCAACTACAACCTCGGTACCACTGGTTCGCCCTTGACTGTTACCAAGGACGGCGTTGGCTCGACCACCCCTGTCATCGACTTGATCGTCGATATGGGTACTGTTCTTGACGAAGCTAACTGCCCAGAGCAGGGTCGCTTCCTCGTCATCCCAGCCCGCATGGCTGGCTTGATCAAGAAGTCGGAACTGAAGGATGCCTCGATCACTGGTGATTCGGCTTCCCCAATCCGCAACGGTCGCCTCGGCATGATTGATCGGTTTACGCTGTATACCAGCCACAACCTGAAGGTCGATAGCGGTGGCAAGTTCAACCTCGTCGCAGGTACCAAGATGGGCTTTACGTTTGCTTCTCAGATGACTGAGATGGAAACTATCCGCTCCACCTCCACCTTCGGTGATATCGTCCGTGGTCTGCAAGTGTATGGTTATAAGGTTGTGAAGCCTGAAGCCCTCGCACAAGCT